ATGGAAGATAAACATAATGTAAAACTATATTTATTATTGCCTTTGGTATTGTCTGCTTTTGATCGTGATATCAGGCTTGCTGAGCAGGCTTTTAAGACGTCTGAGCCTTATGTAAAGCTAATTAGTCAAGCTATGGATAAAGTACATCAGGAGCTTAAAGAGGTGCGCCAGTACATGCGTACCAACGGAATCAAGGTATACGAGGAATTAAAGACGGATAAAGCCATACAAGCTAAATATATGTGCAAGGGTTATCACAGTGAAATGCACTTGCTTTGGAGTACAGCGACCGCAAGCTGCAGAATATTGATGGAGAAATACTTGGGGTTAGATGTTAGCAAATACAAAAATCCCGCCGTACCAATGGAGCTACAGCAGTTTTATATATAGCCGACACCTTCTTAATTTTATAGGCATCGGCTCGCAAAAATAATACTTGAATCTAAAATCATTTCTGGTTATATTATAAAAGTTGCACTAAAGTATTGAAATTACTTTTTTTTATAGTTATAATTAAAGCATAAATGAGCTTGATCGTTACCGAAGGCTTACGTTCCACGTGGGCTACTTAGTAGGTGAGATGGGGCTCATTTGTTTTTTGGTCTATATTGATTATTTTCTTTGGAATGCTTTGGTTCAAATTTCCAATGCCTATACGGATGATCCCATCTATCAGATTGGTTTTTGCATCCAGTAGAGGCGCCTATGTTAAAATTGGGGTATATCTCTCTAATTCTCTTATTAATTACCTTGTATAGTGTTTCTTTAGCTCTAGTTCTTTTACCTCTAATTCTCTCGCCTTCTGGAATGATTTTATCCTTCCCGTTAAGCTTGAATTCTATTGACCCCAAAACAACATCTAAACACTGTAAAATAACATGCTCATGTGATGTAGCTTCTCCGATGTCATCCATACTTTTGAAATGTAAGTTTGAATCAACAAAGATTTCTTGATATTGTAGTCCATAAATAAACTTCTTGAATTCATCATTTTTTTCTTTTTTATCAGGAAGCTGATCCATTAATATATATAATGATGCAGGCTTCATTCCAGGGTTAGAATATTGAAATCCAAATATATGTTTAAAGAATTGATAATATAGTAAAAAATACTCATTATCTTTATGTTTTTCGTTTAAACCTGTTGCTTGATACATATTGTGAGTAAACATAATTCTTATCTTTATTTTATCCGCGGCTATATAATCAAAAAATAGGTTTATCATTTGAATATACTTATCTAAATAATTCCCAGTTACTTTTTGCCACTTTATTTCACCTGATAGATTTAATTCTTCTTTTTTTGAATTTAGACTAGTATTTATTTCTGCAAAATCAGTTCCTCTTACCAACGCACCTCCATAAAAGTTTCCAAAGTATTTCCCCTTTTTTTCTGACTCATCTGTATATATAATATACTGCATTGAATTATCCCCCATTTTTTTCTTTGCTAGGTAATTATATCATATCCATTCGAGGGTTTTTTATAGTTAATATCTGATTATTATTACAGGTATATATTCTCTTATTTTTGTTTAACAACAATTGATATTATTTGAATAATATCTATAAATACTTAAGAATATTAAATAAAAAAATCCCCAACCACAAGGTAAGGGATATATAGACCACATTAGCTATTATGCTTCTGTGGTTTTTTATTGCTCAATATTTATGGTTGCGTAACGCAACCTTTTATGTTATAGTTATATCAACAGCAAGAGATACGGAAAATAAAATTTAAAGGGGATATGGCAATGGCAACTTATAACGAATTAAACGAAACAAATTCAACAATCATCACATGGGAAGACAAAGAACTACGCACTACACAAGACCCTTATGTTAATGATAATGGAGATATGTACACCGCTCCTGCTCTTGATGCACAAGGAAATGAATATATCATTGCATGGTCTGTAATCGACTACGAAACAACTGACGAATCAACTTCATGTGATTGGGATAATCCAGCAGGCGTTACTCGTTTAAAGTAACACCGCCCCTTGAATATGTTGGTGCTACATGGCTTGCAGAGTGGCTTGGTACAACACGTCAAAACGTTACTAAGTCAGCTTTAGCAAGTCTCAAACCCACCTATAGAGGTAGTTGGGAGTATGTACCCGATGGGATGTTCGAGGGGCGTCCGATTTGGCTGAAAAGCAGATTTGAAGTTGATCAAGATGCCTAAGCGTTTTGATTTAACTGGTCAGATATTTGGAGAACTTACAGCTATAAGATTAGCTGATGATCTCCATGGTTTTAAATCACTTCCATGGGAATGTAAATGTACATGTGGTAAAACCACCTACGTTCTCACTGGTAGCCTTAGAGCGGGAATGTATAAAAGCTGTGGTTGCAAGAGGATTGCCAAAAGAGACAAAGGAGTAAAAAAACACATAGTATCCGATCAAATAGACGGTACTCGTAAGTCTGCACTTATTGCCAAGGCTCACAAAGATAGCAAGAGTGGCGTAAAAGGCGTGATGTGGATGGAGTCACGCAAAAAGTGGAAGGCTTACATAGGAGTTACAGGTAAACAAATTACAATAGGATACTTTGCTAATATTGACGATGCTGTTAATGCTCGTAAAGATGCTGAGGAAAAATATCATAAACCATATTTAAAATAAAGAAAGCCCCTATCATTTAGGGGCTTCTAGTTATGCTAGTTGTTTTCTTTCGTGTTGTCATCAATTAAACATAAGATAGCAAGTAATAATAATGCAATAAAAATAACACTTGCATAACCTATGCTAGCATAAAAGTTACCAGAAACTAGACCGTATGCCATAGTCACACCCCCTTATTTTAAAAAATGAAGAGAAATGCTTCTATTCGGGTTTTGTTTTCTGTCTTTGTTTTGGTTTCGGTTTTTAGTTATTGTTTATTTTTCAAAAAAGAGAATAGCATCTAAATTCTATTTTGTAAACAACCTACTTAGTATTGTTCCTAACGTACCTACATCTATTGGTTCATCTGCTTTCCAATCACTACTGATACTAGCGTTCTTCACAAGCCATTCTTTGCCCTGTTCTTTCCATACAGGCACTTTCTTTTCCTCTGACACTTTAATTCCTCCGTTCTTTATACGTTCTACCTCTGCCTTTATGGTAGGGATAAAACTTTTTTGTGCGGCTGCTATCGTATTGCCATCGCCCCAAAATAATGTACCTGGGCATGTCTTGCTTGACTTTCCTTGTACATGGTCTCCTAACCATGTACCACTTGCTGTATACCAAGCGTGATACACGATATGTGACGTATCTACAGGTATGTTTAGTTTGATAGCTAAACAAGCGTACAAGTGCGTTACAGCCTGTTTCTGTGCGTCTGTCATGATGTTACCGCCTTTATCAAAGTTACCTATGATCTCAACGCATAATGCGCCTGTGTTGGCTCCTTTAATTCCTGCTGGCGTCTTATTTAAGTCACGATCTAAGCTGATAGCAATCTTGCCATCTTCAAAGACCGTTACATTCTGTCCTGTTGCACTCCACCCATTACGTAGGTGAGTGTTACGCATACCCTCTAAGCACTTAAAATGGTCTTGGTTAACTCTTGTAGAGTAGTTAGGTAGCCATGTATGATGCACCTGCAGCTTAGTTATTGGTCTTGTGATCTTTTGAATATCAAGCCACCCTTTAAATTCGGATGGCTCTAGTAGCGTAAAATTGCCTTTGGTTATCACTTATCCTCACCACTTTTTGTTGTGCCTTCACGCTTGTTAAACGCTAACTCAAATAGGCCAGTTGCACTTAATCCCGCTAATCCACCAGACCACAAGCGCAATACTAACTCTAGGTTTGTAAATGGATAAGCAACCACACCCACGATCAAACCAATCACTAAACCAACCAACGGCAATACGTTTTTAGGCACGTTTACCGATGCTTTTACCAACTGCACTAACGCCAACACAAATACAGCCAATACAGATGCAAAGGCTAATACCTCAGTTAAGTTTTGATTTTGCATGTTTATCATTCCTCCATTTTATCTACTCGTTTATGTAGTGACTTGGTTGATTCCTCTGTCCTTGTCACTCTCTCGCTTAAAGTGTCGATCCTCTGAGCTTGCACACGTTGATCCAGCCTTATATCATCAACACCTCGCCGAATGTATTCAACATTATTTTGTAACGTGATTACTGCGCCTGCATCCTCTACTACATCCTTTTTTGCTGTTCTAGCTTTTCCTAACCACCCTAATGTCATGGCGCTAATAGTTCCTACGATTGCTAGTAAAACGCTGTAATCCATTCAGTTTCCTTCTCTCCATTAAAATAGCCCCCTGATCGGCTCAGAGGGCAAAACAAAAACACGCTCATTTAGGCGTTTCTCATATGTGATTATTGCTAAATACTTTACACTTGTTGATAAACAAAAAAACACAAGCTATATTGACGTTCCAAAATTTATGGATGCGTTTTGATAAAAAGGAAAACTCAGTTATACTGTCGAATTATGAGATTTGAAGGTGAATTTTCAAGAAAGGAGAACATATCAATGTCTTCATACAAAACAACACTAAGCAGTACAACTGAATCAACAAACAAGCCATCTATGATTGAACCTTCAAGAGAAGAACGTTCAGTTGATAAACCGTCGTTAGTTAAGCCACCCAAAAAATAGTTAAGGAGATTTGCAATGGATAAGAACAAGAACAAACCACCAAAAGATTCAAAACATGTACAGAGTTCAGTCGAAAAGCCATCTATGATAACTAAGCCCGATCAGAATTCTGGGGGAAAAAAGTAGCATAAGCTACTGAGTTCTGTGCTTTTTTAAACTCCTCTGAATCAAAAATCTTTACATAAGTCCCTGATTTGACATCCACAAAAATCTTGTCAACTGGGACTTTTCTTCTCGTTACGATACGAGTAACATAATCCACATGATTCAAACTAATTCTTTCAGGTTCGAAAGTTCTAGATACCTTTCCAAGTTCACCAATGAGATAGTGTTCGGGTTTGTCAATTTTCCCAATAGCAACAATCTGTGGTTCGTTCTTTAAGAATAACTCATCCCATACTGACGTGTTTTCAGAAAATTCAGCTAGATTGTTTTTTCTGCGGATATAATTAATTATTTCTCTAAATCTACTCATCCCATATAAAGCCCACAATGAACTGAATGCATAACTTACTAAAGCGCTCAACATAAGAAACCATAGTAAAAACGCTGGGTTTTGGGCTGCTTCTAACAGTTCGCCTATATTCCAGACTTGATATATTTCACCAGTCCATTTAAAAACATAATACATAACATTATGAAGTAAAAGTGTACCTACAGACACTGGAATCCATAGTAATGCTGATACAGTAGTAAACTCAATCGGTGTGTGCTTTATTACAGGATTTATACCAAATGACTGAATCCAAAAGTACATCATAAAGCCAGGAAGTATGAACAATGCTGTACCGATAAAATTTTCCATCTTGTTACTCATCCCCTTCAAGCTATTTCATTCGACATATTTTTTTCATATCCTTCTAAATATGCTGGTGTTCTGTACTTTCACAGCACCCTATTTCACCCTTCTCTCTATTAATTTCATCAATTCTGTTTTGTATAGCCTTTTGAATAGCTTCAAAGTACTTAAGCTCTTCATTTGGATAATAATTCTGTACTGCTGTGATTACAGCGCACACGTCAGAAACAGTTGGTTCAATTTCTATTGCTAGTTTTGGGATAATTATGGCCATGTGAAGACTCCTCTCGAATATATGTTTGCAAGGAAAAACCTCCCAATATGTCGAATTACCGATTTTAGAAGGGAGGTGCTTACATGAATATTGAAATAACTAAAGAATCTGATGCACTAATTTGTCTACTCTATAAGAAATACTCCTTAGCAAGAAAGGATGGTGCTACTAAGGAAGAAGCGATAGCTTTCGGCAGTTCCCTAGATATTTTTAATAACATTGCCCCTAAATGGAATGAATCTGATGTCGATTCAGCTTGTAGAGAATTAGGAAAAGCAAAGTTATTAGATATACCTGTATTTGCTGACGATATAGCGTGGCAAGTTTCACTCAGCGATAAAGGCATTGTCTATATGGAAAATCGTTTTAAAGATGGTTTGAATGGTTTATTAGACTATTTAGCCAAAATAAAAAGCATTATTCCTTTTCTCTAGGATTGTCCATTTTACTTTTTACTGTTCTTTCATGCCCTGCCTTGATTTGTTCAAGCGGGGTATTTTTCAAATAGTCTTTTGAATATATCATTCCTGTTGACGGTAAATGATAACTAAAGGAACGTCCTAGCTCTGTTATTCCTACCTCTTCCATCCAGTCTAATGTTTCCTGTGGGATAGTTGTATTTCGCTCTTTTAAAACATCATGATCGGCTAACTCTTCTCTAATGACTCTACGTACTAACAATTCAATAGCGCTTAATTCGTCCTTTTTTAATTCCTTTTCATTGATCGTACCACCTATAAACCCCATTACCTTCACCCTTTCTAGGCATAATAAAAAGCCCCACCATTGGCGAGACTTTAGTTTGGTTTGATTTATTTTTGAGATTCTAGCTCAACAAGCTTTTTCTTATAACGTTCCATTACCTCTTCTCGTTCTTTAATACGTTGATTGTAGTTTTGCACCATCTGCTCTTTTTGTTCCTTGGTATAGTTGGTGTTAGCTTCAATCTCTTTAATTCCATCTTTTATTCTATCAATTAACTCCTCAGATGTTTTAATGGATTCCTTTAAATCTTTAATCCTTGATTCGACTGGCAAAAGATCGGTTAGCTTCATATCTTCCTTGTCCTTTTCCTCTTGGTTTTTTTCGTCAATTGAGGTTGCAGATATTGTTTTTGTTTTAGCATCATATCCAACTTCGTAGCCCAACGTATTTAACATGGTACGCATCGGCAAATAAGTCACACCTTTATAAACTAAAGGATCGTTTGTTAACGTTTTAGATTCACCATTAACAACAAAATTAATTTTATCAAAAGTTGCTTGTACTAATTGTTTTGCTGGTGCTGCAAAAGCAGTTCCTGTTGTGCCTAATGCGATTCCTAAAATCAAAGTCAGAATAGTTTGAGTCTTTCTTTTCATGATAATTCCTCCCTTTTTGCATTAATTATACATGATTTTCAGGAATTATCATCCACCTACTCGTTCTCCGTTAATAATAACCCCACCTGGCGCATCAATAAATATTTGTCTGTTAGCCCCTATATATCCATCGCGTTTAAAATATAGTTGCGTGTCACCCAATAAGTCTTGTATAGCAAATGCCAACTCTATAACACTCACACCTGAATAGATGTTTATGTCAGAATAACCAGATAAGAGTTCTATGCCTTTGCCATTTCCTACTCTTGTGCTTATAGTGCTACCATTAATCGTACCACCAGTAATTGTCGTACCGTTGATATTAGCCCCATTAATATTAGTACCGTTGATAGTACCACCATTAATTGTAGATGCTGATATATCACCGCTAAACTCCGCTCCCCTAGCTTTCATTTTCCCTTGCATACTTACACTGAATGGCGCATTCTCAAATTCCGAATTACCTAACCAAATGCCCTGAGAACCAGCTTTAAACACTTGATTACCGAATCCAATTTCAATAGTGCCGCCCTTAAACTGAGAAGCTTCTACAATACCTGTGAATCTAGCATCCCCATTAGCATCCATATAGATAGCATTTGTCCAACTGCCAGCACCGTTGCCCTTTTGTATTTTGATCTCATCACCATTCATGACGGAACGCGCTTTCTTGTCCCACCTCATGGATTCAAAGCCAATTTCGGGACCAATTCGAGTATTGTAATAGTATTTATCTTTAGCGACTGTTGTCTGCTCTATACGATAGATAGTGTCCTGTATGCCCTCTATGGAGTTGGCTATGACAACCTTACTGTTTATTCTCATTCTTGGGCTGTAGGTATATTGAATGATTCTTTGACGCTCATTTATGCCAAGTTCCTCATCAATAATAGTCACTGTATCTCCCAAGCCAAACTCTTCAATTCCTTTAAATTCAGGCAAGGTATTTAATTCCACGACATCTATTTCATACGCCGTTGTAACCTCACCCGACTGTCCATTAACGTCCTTAATGATGCCTTTCAGGTTTTTACCCAAGCGGAATTGTACGCCATGCTCTTTCCCTCTCCTGCGCTGTAGGGAAACGTTATATTTATCAAACTTTAATTCCCCTTCCGCAACCCTAGCAATCTCCATGAGAACGGCTCTTGCATTGGTAGCTTCCTTTAGATCGACACTGACTACGTTGGTAAGCTCAACTGTACCGACTGTAAAGGCTGTGCCATCTAAAGCCATGCTTAATAGGTTGCTTGGTGTATTGGCATGTATGAAGCTCTCGAATTTACGGAATAGAAGGTCGTAGCTGACCTGTTCGCATTCCACAACTAAAACTACCTGACCGTTATCTGAGCGAGTACGGCGGTGATGGATAATGTTGAATAACTGTTCCTCTACCTCAACCAAATTGCCAACCTGAATGTATTGGCTTTTTAGATCATCAAGATAGGTGGAAAAGGTTAGTGTGTATGAACTGTTTATTTGCTCAGTGATCGAGTCATCAAAATATTCCTCTAACACCGCTAACGGTCGTTTAGAAGAATTAAGAATTGTAATCAAGGTAAAACCTCCTTCCTGAAAAAGACATAAAAAATACGCCTTTAGGCGCTGTGTGTGTTATTTATAAGGTTTTCCTGTTATTACTTGAAATTCAGAAGCGGTAATTTCGCCAAGCGCAACACATGACCTCAATTGAGTTTCTGTGATCCATTTACGATCATAAAAATATTGGTACATATCTAATGGGGTATTAAACACTGGCATCATTACCTCCCTTCATTGCTAAAACTTGTAACTTTAATGAACTTAGCAATGATCCCAATACTTGATTTTGTGTGGTCAATTCAATAATCTCTGCTGTTTTCTTTTCGCTATCTGCGATTAATGTTTCTAACTGTTTTTTCATCTCCAACACAGTTAATTGTAATTTAACGTGCTGGATTCCGATAACGTCAGTTTCGGTTAACTCCTTTTCTGGTTCATTTGTATATACCCAAATGAGTTGACCTTCTTTATAGTGCAATTCGGCTACCTTTCCTTCACGTTCCTCTTTTTCTGGATAACTATCAAACTCAATTGGTTCTTCTAAATCATAACCAACCACTGGATATAACGGTGTAGTTATTACTGCGTTTTGTGTTGATGTAGGAATTTTCTCTATTTTATATAGTTGTCCGCTAACTAATTTATACAAAAACTATCCCTCCTAATCTAACGTATAGAACACTCTTGATGAAGCAACTAATGTCGAAGAACTAGCAAGATGACTGACGACAAGACTACTATTGAATCTGATGGGCCCTATAAAACTATGGAGACTATAATCTGACGAAAACAAATTAAGCGTAATCATATTAAAATATTTAGTACTACCATCAACAATAAGTGACATTTGAGTAAAACCAGAACTGCCCGATAACAGGTGTGCTGAGACTTCGATTCCAGTTAGATAACCAGATCCTGTAACGTTTATAATTTCGGTAATTGCACTACTACTTGTATCATTTCTTGCAACCTTGCGATAGCTTTGTGATAACAATGTTTGTTCACCGTTGTTGGGATTATTATTTTTTATAAGACATGTGTATATACTTGCATACTGTCTACTTGATGTGTCGTTATTATAAACCTCTACTTTCAGTGAGTATTTAAACACTATTGGTTGATATACTATATTCCCTGTACGATTGTGTGTAGATTCTGGCAGTCCATCAAAGATAACCACATTTCCATCCACTGTTAATCTAACTGATGGCACACCAGTAGAAAAAAAGCTAGATCCAGACACTCTTAAAAACGTTAAATAACCCTCGCCTGATATATTAAGCAGTTCGCCCCAACTTTTTCCACTAACCGTTTTGCTGTTGTTTGTGTTCCAGTCATATTGTGTATTGTATGCAGACCAATCATGTTCCCACAGACCTCCACCGCCACTATCATTTAAACCACCTTTTACTATACCGCGCACTTATATCACCGCCTTTTGGATATAATAATCAAAGGTAATATCGTCAGTCTCATCCTTAGTGCTTGTGATTGTAAATGAGCCGTTGTTCGATTCAACTGTCCATACGCCTTGCGGTTTAGTTGCTGATGTAATGGCCACTGTCACCAAGCTAGTTGGTGTACAAAAAGCATCTGTAAATGTTTGTGATGTATCGTTGTCTATAAACGTCCCAGACCCTGATTTAAACTTTGCGATTGTGCCATCAAGACCATGAGCGCCATCTACTATTGTTTCGCCAATATGGCCTGTGAGGTCTGTTTGTAGTTCACTAACTAATGCTTCTGCTAGATTAGCTTTTGTTAAGGCTTCTTCTAAGTCTGGTATTTCATCAGCTCCACCGATATTGTGGGTCTCACCATGTGGAGCAGGCGCAGTTTCCCCTGTGGCTGTTACTGTGATTTGTTTAGTTGTTGGGTTAGTAGAAACCGTAATGCCTAAACCACCAACAATAAAAAACTGATCTGTTGGTGTTGATGCTTCTACATCGTTAATCTTTGATACTGCGTTTTGGTTTACTTGTGCCCCCTCTTCGATTCCTGCTAGCTTAGCGTCCTTAGTTGGAGTAAGGTGAACGGATGTATCAGCTTTATGATCCGTAAGCTCAGTATTCAAACGGTTGAAGTTGCGATTGACCTTTGGATACATCTGCCTAAGGGAATCTGGCATATTTCCGTTATCCTGTCCTAATATCTGTTCAATAGTTGCCAAACAAAACCACCTCCTTATATAAATTTATTTCTGAAAATAATAGACATAGATATATTAAGTCCAGTCCCTGCGATATCTACATTTGATACACCTGTGGGTAATTCACCGAACTTAGCGTTCGTGTTATGAAGGACATTTACGTTGTCCAACATTGCTGTTTTACGTTTAAAATCTATAACCAAAGTTCCGCTAATTGGAGCGTTATAAGTAAATGTAACGTCCCCAAGCGTGATAGAAAGTGAATTAAAAGAACCTGTAATCTGAATCACAGGCTCCACATTTTGATTACCATTATTAGTCACACTCAGTTGATCAGGACCTGAAATATCAAATGTGTAAGCAGTATCAACAGATATATCACTGTCTACATTGATATTTTCATTATCCACGTTAATATCAATTGATTCGTAGGTGCTATAAGCGAAGGGGTCATAGGCTGTAAATGGTAAAGTAAACGTCCCTAAACCAACTACCCGCGTTATCTGTAAATCCCCTGAATACCTAGCCATATACCATCTGTCGGGCTGACTCCTGAATATGATAGGCATTGTCTTAGGTCTACCATCTGCGCCAATTAAAAACCTAGCTAGGGCAGATATAAGTTGTTGCAACTCTATTGAGTTTTTAGCAACTAAAGCACACTCTAATGTTAGTTGTCTTGGTGCAAGATAAGCCCCAAAATCATATGCTCCATGCATGTATGGGACAGTCACTAGGTTATCGACTGTAGAAGGTGCAATAGGGCGTTGCGACTCTCTTAGCACCCTCATGCCTAACTCTCTAGGCGTTTTACCACCTAGAGTTAAAACTACGTCTGCATTCATTTTGCACCCCCTAGCCCACGAGCATTGTTGATTATATAACTACCAAGCCCCTGTCCTAATCTACGGATATCATCATCACTACGCACAACAAACGTAGCATCCCTAAACATGCCATCAAAGTTGTATGTGTCTGATGTTGTTTTATCTAAAGTTGCGGAAGAGGATATAGCACCGCTTGGACTAAACTCTAATGATTCCATGGCTGGAACGGCGGCACTTGCCATTTTACGAGATTGGGCTTCGATTCCTGAGAGCTTGCTTTTTAGACCAACAACCAAACCTTCTCCAACATCTTTACCAATTTTCATTGTTACACGAGATGGCGATCTAGTTTGAAGCTCACTACGCATTTCTTTTGATATTCCTTTAGCCGCTTGACGAGCAACATTTTTTAGATTATCTGTAGATTTCGTCATTCCACTAGCTAAACCACCCATGATGTTACTACCAATCTCACTTAGGTCTATGCCTTTGAAAAAGTTAACTACCTCATCCCAAATGCCTAACACATCATCTTTAATTTTTGTTGTTGTGGTTGTTACGGATGACCACATGTCCCCGAAGGTTTTTTCTGCATCTTTATAGATTCCAGTCCAGACCTTTCCTACACTTTTCCAATACGCATCCCACTTTGAGAGTATTTCTCCCGTTTCCCAATTTACTTGGTTAACATGCGCTTCAGCTTGTTTCTTGGCTTCCCCTACAACTTGACTGTGCATTTCTTCCGCACGTTTGACGGTTTCGTCTCGTTGTCTTTTAGCTTCATTTATAAGCTTTTCTGCTTGCTCTGCTGAAATTGTCCCCATTTCGTCACGTTGCTTAACGATCTGAGCAACAACGGTTTGATATTGATTTTCTGCTGTTTTTACTGTCTCATCTCGTTGTTTAATACTGTTTTGTACAACAGTAGCTGCTTGTTGTGCTGATAGGTCAGATGCTTCACGTTTTAGGCGTTCATACAATGCCTTTTGCTCATCTACGTTGTTAGTCATAACCCTAACAGCATCCGTTGTTAAGCGCTCCTGAATAGACATGATTTCCGTATATTCTTTTTCTGTAATTCCACGTTTTTCATCTAGAGCAGTAGACATGATTTCCGCTACTCTCTTTTGACCAGCTTCAACCTCCTGCGCTTGTAATGCTTGAGCATCTTTCAAACGTTGTAGAGCTTCCTCTTTTTCTGCTTCCGTTAACTCTTTCGAGTTAGCAAGAAATATCTGCATTTGGGATAACTGCTCTTCATGATCTTTTGTCATTTCGGCAGTTACTTGATCACCCATAGCAAAGAAAGTATCAGCTATACTAGCGGCTGTCTCTTGGGTTACAGCACGTCCAGACCATTGTAGCGTGTACAACTCAGTCATAGCTTTGTTTCTGAGTCCAAGGAAGGCATTAACAACCTCGTTTTCCACGCCTTCTGCCGAATCCCCAAGGTTGTCCATTGCGGGAACAACGCCATTAACAACGGAATCGGTGAAATTATCAGCAGAGAGCGAAGCAGCATCGAAACCCGCCCCGATGCCAGCAATGCCACCGCCCCCACCTCCGCCACCGCCTGCACTACTGGTTTTGGATTGAATGGCTTTTAATTTATCTTCCAATGCCGTTAATGACCTAACTTGATCATCAATGATAGGCGCAATATTAACAGCTTCCTTGACCGCATCACTCATGCTTTTCATTTCAGAGTTAAGCCCATTTTTAAAAGCGTCTGCGAAGGATTGTCCTGCATCTTGCCATTTAGGATTATAGGTTTTTAGTAATTTTATGATGTCATCGTTTTGTTTTCCGATGATCATCTTACGAGCTTCCGCTTGCAAATTTTCTGTCTTGGTCAACTCGTCAAAATGTTCTTTGACAGATTCCTTTTGCTTTGTAAGCTCCGTTTGTACAGATTCAGTGCGTTCCTTCTCTTTTTCTTTCAGGTCGGTGTAGTGGTCTTTGAGAGCAGTTTTTTGATTAGATAATCCCTCTTGATAAATAGTAAGGCGTTCCTTTTCTCGTTCTTTATCATTATCTAATTCAATTTTTAACTGTTCTTTTTTCTTGGCAGCCACTTCTTTAGCGGCATCAATCTGAGATTTTAGACCGTCTTTTTGTGCTTTGCGTTGCTCTAGTAATTGCGCCCGATCATAATCGGCTAAAACCTTACTTAAATCAGCTTGGATTTTTGCTCTTTCCTCGGCTGTCTCTGCGGCTAGAAGTTGTTTGTTTAACTCCGCAACCTTTGCTTGATGCTCTTGCTCTTTAGCTGCCTTTTCCTCCGCGTCGGTTTGAGCGTCAATACCGTCAATCTGATCTTGCAAGCCTTTGACTTGGTTATATAAATCCTCGTCTATTAGCTTTAGTTTTTGGTTGTATTCTTGATCGTAAATCTTTAAACGAGCATCAGAAGCTTTCTTTTCTGCATCGTTTTGCTTGTCTAAAGCTTTGGTTCGATTTTCAAGCTCTTTATCTAGGTTTTTTGTGACCGATTCGGACACCTTTTTCTCTGCTTCGATTTTTTTATCGATTGCAGCGGTCTGAGCTTTTTCCTGTTCTTCATATTGCTTTTTCAGCGCGGTGACAATAGCATCACCAAGCTTATTAAGTGTATCTGTCCCTTTGCTGACAATCTCTTTCATTTTATCGACCTGATCTTTAAGATCATCGGTCATCTTGTCTAGATTCTTTTTAGCTGCTCCCGCCGCTTTTTTCGTACCTTTATCCACGCTATTGACGATACTGTCGCCAATTGCTTTAGCGTTTTTATCGACTGTTTTTGTAGTCTCTCCAAGGGATTTTCCCGTACTAGCTCTAAATCTCTCAAAACTGCCCGAAGCTTTATTCATAGCGCTCTCCGATTGAGCGCCAAACTGTTGCACTGTTGGGATTGCTGGTTGCATTTGATTGCGTACATATGCAAAGACAGCGGCAAGCGCTGACAACGCCGTTATAGCAACGCCAACGGGACCAAGTAAACCTTTAACCGCAAATTGAAGCACGTTAGCGGCTTTGGCTGCTCCCGTTAACCCTCCAACTGATGTTACTGCTGCACCCGATAATGCGGCGGTGGATGCCGCTGCGGTTTTTGATGCAATAGAAGCGGCGGCGGTTGCTCCGCTAAATTTTGAAAATAAACCAATCATATTGCCTATTGATGTAGACAGCTTGCCGAACACGAGTAAAGTAGGACCAATTGCCGCTGTAACGCCAGCAATAGTAACAATCGTATTGCGTGTTGAATCGTCAAGCTTTGAAAACCAAGTTGCTCCTGCTGCTAATTGATCAATTAACGGCTGTAAGCTATCTAGTAATTTAAGTAGAGCAGGGATTAAAGCATCACCCAATGTGATGCCGATATCCGTTAATCGATTTTTAAATATTTGTAATTGTGAAGCGGTTGTTTGATAACGTTGCTCTGCTTCGTTTGTTAATGCCACATTCTCTTCCCAAGCTTGATTGCCAAGCTCTAAGGAATCTCGCATAACATCACCAGCACCAGCCGAACGAAGCAATGCGTCACGCAATCTGATTTCAGATAACCCTAGCGCATCAATGACACCGAATGTATTCCCGCCAGCATCATTGATTTTTCCTAGTCCCTCAATAAACGTGACTATGGCTTCGGCTGCATTATCTTTAAATGCTGCTGTAAATTGTGCTGATGTCATTCCAGCAACAGCGGCAAACCGTTCTAATTCCTTACCTCCACCATTTACAGCAGATGCAAGGTTAATCATTAACTTTGAAATTGCAGTCCCGCCAGCTTCGGCTTCTATGCCGACACTTGAAAGCGCCCCACCTAATGATAAAATTTGCGCTTCACTCAATCCGACTATATTACCCGCACCAGCTATGCGAAGCCCCATTTCAACGATCTCAGATTCCGTTGTGGCTAGGTTGTTACCGAGAGCAACAATTGTAGCTCCTAACTTATCAAATTGATTCTGTGGCATTTGAGTAATGTTAGCTAATCTAGCTAAAGCTGTAGCGGCTTGGTCACTACTCATATTTGTTGCAACGCCTAAGTCAACCATTGTCCTACTAAATCCTAAGATGTTTTCAGTTTTGATACCCAACTGCCCCGCCGCTTCACCGACACGAGCGATTTCGGTAGCGGCTACTGGTATTTCTTTAGCCATGTTTCTTATACCAGTAGATAATTGGGAAAATTGTGCTTCTGTCGCGTCTACTGTTTTTCTGATTCCTGCAAAGGCAGTCTCATAGTCAATAGCAGCCTTTGTAGCCAATCCACCAGCGGCGGCTAATGGGGCGGTGACGGTCATGGTGAGCGTTTGTCCTGCGGTTGACATGGCATCACCAACGGACTTTAACTTTTTACTAGCTCCGTCTAATGTCTGTGATAGCTTCTGCCATCCCGATTCTTGCTTTGCAATTTCAGCATTAGTGCTATTTAACTGAGAAGCAAGCCTGTTGTACTCTGTTTGGGCTTTATTTGCTTTGATGGTGTTATCATCTACAGATCTGGAATTGCTCTCTACAGACTTAGCGGTCTTTTGATACTCTTGATTTAAATTGCTTAACTCCGTTTTAAGTTTCTGAGATTCCTCAGATTCTTTACCTGTAGCCTTGGCGCTTGCTTCATATGCTGCTTGTGTCTCTGCGATACGTTGCTTTAAGGCTTCGGCTGCTTGGCTATTTTGAGTCATATTATCTTTAGACTTTTGTAAAGCAGCTTGATAAGTGCTAACTCTAGCATTTTGGACTTCCATTTGCTTAGACAACGCATCTGATTTGAGCTTTAAGCTCTCAGTATCATTACCATAAGCTTTTAATATGCTAGACCCCTTATCAAACTCAGACTTGACAAGCTTCATTTGCCTATCTAATCCCGATAGTGTCTTTTCTAGCCCCGTATCATCAATTGCTATTCGTGTGACCAGTCCCGCGACCTCTATATTTTCAGACAATTAAATCTCACCCCCTGCCCGTCACAGTCCCATATGATCAAGGATGCTTTCTCTTTCAATCTGTTCTTTTCTGTTGACATGTCGTAATAAACGGAAATAAAAAAAGATGTCCATCTCGTCAATTTGACCGAGTGACCATCCTTGTTTTAATAGATTTATATATAAGTCATTAATAAAATCCAGAGGATCATAGTCCTCTTTTATGCGTTTGGGTCAACTTCCTCCGCCCCTACTGCATCGGATGAGCCAAAAACAACTTCATTAACACATTTGATTGCTGCATCTAAAAGACGGCGAGCATCTAAGCCATCATAAAGCTCGTCTACGCTAAATTGTTTACCGAATAGGGTAACGATGTAATCAATCAATGCATCTAGAACAGTTTCGTCAATCTCACCTTGCAATTTTTTTTGAATTACGATAGTTTTTCTAAATATTCTTGCAGGAATGAATGATTGGGTAAAAGTTTTGTCTTCTCCATTGATCTTTAATGTAATTTCCATGGTTATTCCTCCGCTTAGATATAATTAAAGAGGGCAGAAGCCCTCTATTTTAAGGTGTTGGTATCCATTCAAGGACAGCACGATATTTTACTTTTGCTTTTGTCATAACAATAAATTCATAACTGCCAGCAAGATTTGTTTCTTTAAACCATAATGTCTCATCGGCATTTGGCGTTAAAGGAGCCCCGTTCTTTGTGATATAAATCAAATTGCTTGCTGCGAGGGAAATTCTAACTCCACTCAAATCCTTCAGTTCATACTCAACGTGATTAACTCCGTTGTGTTCACCCTCTTGACCTGTTGGACTCCAATTTGCTTCAAGTGGAGGTGTTAATTTGGGATGTATACCTCACTAAAGAATGTAGCCAAGAATTCTGGTGTGACACCTGTGTCGCCATCGTTAACTGTATACTTCCATCTGCTATCCGATGAACGTGAGATAAAGGTTGCATTGAGGGTAGGTGTTTGATATGCAGGTGTATCCGTTTTTGTGTTTGATTCTTCTGCCCCTAACGTAAACCGACCTTTAAACAACCATGTATAACGGTACTTACCGTTCGCAAGTCGTCTACGGTATCCAATGGCCACATACGGACCTTGGTCAGTAGACTTCTGATCCAAACCGCCGTTATCATCAATTGCATGACCTAACAATGTTGCTTGATCTTCTGTAGGGATTTCAGCCACGTTTAAGGCTACTGCAATATCACCCATAGCGCTATTAGTGTCATAGGCAATATCATCTGCATATAAGGTTGCTGAGTTAATAGATGGTGTAATAGTGGCTTGGATCGCACCAAAAATCCGTTTAGGTGTACTATATGTTTCTGTAATTTCGTCTGTCATGACTGCATAATAGAGTTGGTCTAAACCAACGGGAATCTCTTTTTTACCTGCCATTTCGTCACTCTCCTAAGTTAAAATAAAAAAGCACCTTCATAGGCGCTAAATAATTGCTTTATTCGTTTTCTAACATTTTCGTTCGATACCTGAGAACTTTATGATAGACCTGAGTATCTTTCTCATACTGATCTAATGACAATGTCCTTCCCCAGTCCTGTTCCTTCATCGTTCGGTCAACTTGACAAGCGATAGCAGAGGTACTGCCCTTGGACCAAATATCAATTTGCATAGTGACACTTGATGCATAAGCCACATCATCTGCAAAATCTGAGTCTCTATTATCCACCTCAAAAAAGGTAATCCTAGGAAACTCATCAGCTTTAGGTGCAACTAGTTGATAGACACGCTGACCGCCTAGTATAGAGACTAAGTTGGTATTACTTAACAATGATGCTCTGACCTTGTTTTTAGCGTCTGTAATCATCCTATCAACCCCTTTTTAGCCCCTCTCTGAACGTGTTAGCTATTATTTGCAACGCCGCACCCTTTCGAGCTTGGAAAGCTGGTTCTTTAAATGGTCTAGCCGACTGTTTAGATGTCCCAAACTCTTCAAAGTGGGTTCTCCAACTTGTTCTTTTGGAGTTCTTTACAAGGACATATTTCATGCCATCTTTTCTGGAAACTCTAGTCACATAAATATCATCCCTGATATGTGTAACCCCATCTCGATCCGACACAGCCACGATAGATTTTTCCTCTTGGGCAATAACTTCTCCAGCAGCCCTCAAAGCAACCCTCTCAACCTTATTAGCGCCACCTTGAAACCTGTTACGAATGTCCGCAAGCATGGTATCAATACCTGTAATCTCCATACCTGTCATCCGTTATCACGCTCCAAAGCCATGATCACAGTTTCAGTACCATCACCTTTAATGTCATCTAATACGGCTTTAATATCGTAAATACGGTCAACTTCAACCTCATCTACAAGCTTTTTGCCATGAATGATCCGCATATCTGGTGTAATACCTGTCCTGTATCTAATTTCGAGTTGGACCATCTTATCGACATTCAGGCCATCGGCTTTAAATACTTCTCTCCATCTGGTAGTAAGAGGTTTGCGAGAAGCCCATAAAGGCATCCACTCTTTCCACTCTGTTGTTGAAATACCCTCGTCATCCGTTGTTGTCTGTTTACTCTGAATCACTATCCTCCGATTGTACTTTTTCGGATTGGTCAGCTTCGTTGCCAAGCAGATCACCTTCCTCTACTTGATCAGGCTTATTTTTGGGCTTAGAAGGTTTAAGTTCCTTACCAACCCACTCACCAGCTTGAAGTTTTTTGGCCCTTTCCTTATTATCCGTCTCATAAGCAGAGCCTACTTCATAAACATTTCGTGTTTCTTTATCACGAAACTTCTTTAAAACAGGATATTTAGCCATATATATCACCACTCTTTCAGGTGCAATATTAAAGATTGGAGTGACACGTTTAACGTATCTATCTCAATCCCTGGATTGCGGTTTTCATAATTCAGAGCAACGAGAAGGATGACCGCCAGTTGATACTTGGCAGTCTCCTTTTTCTCATCTGGAACACCCGCCTCTAAGAGGTATTCCATTGCTGAAGACATCAAAAAAGCGAGGTACTCATCATCCTCACTTCCATCAACTCTTAAATGCGATTTTAAAAGCTCCATACTTACAGGCATTATTCACCCTCCTATGGAGTTGGTATCCAGTCTAGTGTAGCGGTGTATAACTTTCCGCCTACCGTCAGCACCTCAAACAGATACTCTCCTGCTAGATTGCTATCACTAAACCATAATGTTTCATCATTGTTTGGCGCAAGGTTTACGCCATTTTTCTTGATATATATTACATTACCTGTTGCGAGGGATATACGTTCTCCGTCACCGTCCAACAACTCAAATTCAGTGTGGTTCACACCTTCATGCTCTCCCTCTTGACCTGTTGGGTTTAAAGTAGCAAGTGAAGGAGTTATGACTTTTTTGCAAGACGGAATGCGGATTTAAGTTTAATTTGGTGGTCCAACCATGCTGTCAATACAAAATCCCAAACTCCTGTACGAACATTCTTGTCACGATCATAGAGTACTTTCGGATCATAGTTAAAGTGCGAATAACGGAAATCACCAATAACAGGATAGATAGCTGAATCTGAAAATACTACAGGCTTACCAAGAATTTGTTCTGGTTGTGCTTGGTATAATGTTGCACTTCCATTTGCCAACGTTTCAATAATGTCCATGTAGTCAGCGTACCGCATAACAATTGTCGCATTTTCACGAAAATCTTCATGCAGGTCAGCAATAGCTAATTTGATTGCTCCATAAAGCGTAGCAGCCGTTAATTCTTTAATTACAGATACTGCTGGACTACCCGTTGTTGCATAAAATGACATATGTTCTTCACCAGTTTTTGGCGCTGTTGCAAATGCAACTTTTTTCTCTTTTGCAGCTAGCCCAGAACGAAGAGCGCCTTCGACTGTTTGTACTAAATTTGTGTCGGTTGCTTCTAAGATTGTCTCTGACACTGGCGCAAACACTTTGAATTTATGACGTTCAAAGTTAACTACACCACCCTCAACTTCTAATTCTTTGGCCGTTTCGGTATCAGCAATAAAATCATCATCATCAAGTGTAAAACCAACTTTCGGAATTTCGAGATTTGTTACACTTGTCACTGTTGAAACTTCTCTAATAGGGTTTTTAACAAACGGTTCATGCAGTAATTCCGTTGTCATTGTGCTAGGCAGGATTTTATCTCCACCAGTGCCGTTATTGTCACCTAAAGCAGCCTTAACCTCAGAACCAATAGACTCCCCTCGTACAGTAGCTCTAATTAAGCTTGCCTTTGCAATGTTTGTTCTTGCTTTCGGCTCTGCGGTAACAAGGTTTTTATTTCCTTCTAAAGATGCCTTTTGGTCAGCTTCCATTGCATCATGCTCATTCTTCAAAATATCGAAACGAGCTTGTAAACCTCGTTCTTTCGTTTCTAAGGCTGTAATCTCATCCGTACTAGCATTAGGATCAGATGCCTTTGTCAACTTTTCTTGCTTTGCAGACGCTAAAGCCTGCCCAATAGTAACCAAATCATTTTTTACATCAAATAAAGTTTTAGCCATTTAAAATACCCCCGATAAATGAATTAATATTTTGTATTTCAAGTGCAGTTGATTGTCGAATGCGCTCTAAATATTCTTGATTTCCCTTATTTTTTGAATCATTTGAAACATTTGATTTTTTTGAAACAAGGTTACTTGGTACGTTGTGATACTTAGCAAACAACTCATCACTCACACATGCAGCGGCTTGGTTTGCATCACCAACAAAATCACAAAGCCCATAATCATAACACTCTTGAGCAGAAAGCCACGTTTCAGCATCTAGCAACTCAGTTAGCTTTGGTTCATCCAACTTGTCACCAGCACGATCCAGATAGGTTTGTTTCATGCTTCCACCAATACGGTCAAGATCATCAGCAGCCTTACGTAATTCAACAGCGTTGCCCCATGTGAGTGTCCAAGGATTATGGATCATCATCATGGCATTACGTGGAATATGGATTTCATCACCAGCCATTGCAATGACAGATGCAATGGAAGCTGCTAATCCATCAACATGGACAATAACTCTTGCCTTATGTCTTTTAAGGATGTTATAAATAGTCACTCCCTCGAAGACCGAACCCCCTGGGGAGTTTATATATAGGCGTAATGTTGTAATGTCTCCTAAAGCATCAAGATCACGCTTAAAACTATTTGCACTAGTATCATCATCATCCCACTGCCATGAGACAATATCTCCATAGATATAAAGGTCACCCTCACCTTCCTTAGTGGACGCCTTAAAATTCCAATATTTTTGTTCCTGCCCTTTTTTCACGTTTCATTCACCCCCTCTCTCGGATTTTGAGGATTTGCGAAGTGTTGGGTCCATGTCAACTGGATACAAATCACCACTGATCCAGAGCTTATTAGCCATACCACCCTCTGGAGGATGATCTTCTAACCTGCGAACCTCATCTGGCTTAAGCCCTCCGCTACGTAACATCATTTGATAGTAAGCTGTGCGTGCCGCCATATCCCCGCGTAATAACCCGCCCATATTTAGCTTGAAATAATGCCCATTACGGCGTTCTTGTTGTGTCAATAACTTTCGGTTAAATTCATTCTCATACTGACGTGCATCTGGCGTAAGTTTCATTTGTACAAACTGAATCATCAGTTGTTCATTCGATGAATAACTTTGTCCCTCGCTGTCATTCAGAAAACTTACAGGAACATTAAAAACGTTGGCTACCCTAGAGCGAGTAATCCGCTCGGATGCCAACGTGTCAGACGCAAAATATTTACGTTCAATTTCCTTCAAATCAACGCCAGGTTCTTTGAATAAAATACCGCCGTTTTCATTGTAAAATCGCTTAAAATCATCAATGATTTTTTGTCTTTTATCTTTATCAACATTAGCCCCATATTCAAGGATGAAACTGTCCTTTTTCTTCATTTCAGATAAACTAAACTCTTGGACAGCCTTGTCATACTCTAACGTATTCCTGAGTACCTTCAAAGGACTTATGCCCTTCCACCTTGGCGCACCTGTAATGTGTTTAACGTGAATCATGTCCATGTTATGGAAGTAATACGTCCCTTTAAGTGCATTAACCTCGTACCATAAAGTTCCATCATCTAAATTGATCTTTGGTGTAACTAAATCAGGGTCTATTGGTGTGATAGACACAGGTTGAGCAAGAAGATTACGACCAATTACAGCATATCCATTACCTTTCTCATTTCTGGATACTTCAAGCTTGTTAATTAATTCGTACCCTCCCATATTGGGGTTAGGGTTATTAATAAGCACATCTGCTGCTTGATGATCTGTAACAACCTCGTAATCTTTGTAGAGCTTTAGAGGTAAAGCAGACATCGTATTAGCTAAACGAGTGATAACACTAAATATCGTTTCATTCGTTGCAAGTTTGCTGTTATCAATTCCCCAGAAAGTTCTACCTGCCCATGCTGACATATCGAATCCAGCACCCTTCCAACCTGCTACAGCCGCTTTAACTGCTCCTGAAACACGTTGATACCATTTCAAAATTCCACCCCCTTCCATGTTTAGAGATCATTAATTGATATAAATTCAATGTTCCCCTCACCAGTTTGGACTACCATCTTTTTCATGACCTCAGTATGAGCATTTAAAAAAGCCGCAAAACCGTCTATTTTACGGTAGCGACCAATTTTTGTAGGCAATTTATTTCTATTTCTATCTTCAACCATCTTCACGTTATTGACATACCATCTGAAAAGACGATTGTTGTTAAAAATCACATTGCCATCAATAAACCTCTCTTTGACATCATCAACAGCAGGACCTAATGTCGTATGCCCTTGGCGAACCACCTCAGTTACGAAACCATAATTATTCAACCACTCTACTAATCCAAATGCCTTGTTTTGGTCATATGTGATTTTCTCAATCATGAATTTCTTTGATTTTTCTACGAACCAATCATAGATATATTCTTTTTTGATGTATTCTCCTGGAATGATAGTCAAAAGTCCTTCACTCTCTAGTTCGTGGTAATCTACATTTTCATTTGCCAGTAAAACTTTTTTAGCAGGAACCCATGAATGAGATAAAACAACAACTTCACCCGTTTCAACGATTGGGAACTCCAAACAAGCACTTGTGAAGTCCTCGGAATCTGATAGATCAAAACCACCTATGCATGAAATGTTAGCTAATTCATCGTAATTGCGTTCTTTATTGTTTTTCTTCAATATTTCAAAATCAAGGAATGATTCTTCGGCATTATTAACAAATCTGTTGAATCGTTTTGTGATGAAATCATTACGCTCTGACGGTATCCGTTTGGCTTTCTCCCAATCCTCGATCATATCACTTAGTTTGATTGAAACCCCTAAGTTCGGGTTAGCTTTAATCCACATTTCAGGATTTTCAAATTCAGATTCATCATCCAACTCAGCTAGGTAATAGAATGTTCTCTCATCAATGATGGTTCCCTCAAGAACATCAGAACCTTGTTCATAATAAGTAATCAATGGACCATCCAATTGATAACCTGCTGTTGTAATGTAGATTAATAACGGCTGATCTCTTGACCCTCTAGAGTTTTTAATGACATTGATAAGTTTGTAATCTTTAGCCTCATGAATTTCATCAAACACACCAATATGAGTATTCAAACCATCTAAACGCTCTGAGTCTGAAGCTTGTGGTTCTATTTTTGAGAACGTCTTATCAAAATGAATTGCATCTCTTAGCGGTCTGAATCGTTTTTTCAATTCTGGCGACGATTTGATCATTGCTTTAGCTTCATCAAACAACAAACGCGCTTGTTTCATAGAATTGGCTAAAAGCGGTATGTCTGCCCCTTTTTCATTGTCTTTACTCACTCCATAGAGAGAAACACCAGAAATTAGGGTTGTTTTACCGTTCTTCCGACCAACAAAAACAAGGCCCTCTTTAAAGCGCCTTAACTTCGTATCTTTATGAACCCAGCCGAATAAACTACCTAACACAAAATGTTGCCAAGGCTGTAGAATGAGTTGTTTGTAATTCCCCTTTGATGGCTTACAATATTTCTCAATAAACTGGATTGGTCTATGACCTAATTGTTCATCGAAAACATACGGAAACTTCTCTATATCTGTTCGTTTAAGGTCATTCAAGTGCCGTTTACAGGCTAAAACAACCTTATTTGAAGCGATTATATTACCTTCTACAACCTGCTCAGCATACCAGTTAGCCAACAATTCATTTGATGGCTTCGCCAGTACATGTATAATTCCAGTCGTTTTAGAAATTGTCGAAGTCGTCCCCGTCATCCTCACTCACAACCTTCTTACGCTGAGCAGGCGTTAGTCCCAACGACTTCAACAGATTATTCAAAGTCTGGACCGTTTTTGTTAATTCGATTGACAAAGGGTTTTTAACTAAGTTAGTAGCCCCAGCCTTATTGGTGTATTCATACATCAACTCCGATTTGTCAATCTCTTTTTTTAACCTTCGATAGAAGTCATGAGTCTCTACATACAACTTAATCAGTTGATCGTCAGATGATTGATACGAATCACCAAGGTAATCTCTTAATGCCTTTTCTGTTGGTTCTGCCATTTTCGGCTTACCCCCCTTTCATGAAAAAGTTATCCGCGTGGAAAACGAAGGACCCACACCGGTCCCGAACCTTCAAAAACGGCAAAATTCGGGGCAGGGGGGCTATATTTTCATTTAGTCAGACAAACAACACATCCCAGCACCAAAACGCCTTAAAACTATATTTGCGTTCGTCTCATTACGTATGACCTTTATTCCTTCTATCTACTATCTCTGTCACCACCTCTCTGGGTTGGCTTTACTCACTATCACTACAGCACTACGCTTCTTCTGTGGTTCTTTCTCTCTCCTGCCTTTCTCTGGATGTTCATGGTTGTGGCAAGCAGGACAGATACTCTCTAGATTTGTAGGCTCTAATGCAAGCTCTGGGTAATCTTCAAGCTGTTTAATGTGATGGACTGTGTTGGCTGATTTAATGATTCCTTTTTTCAAACAAGATTGACAAAGATAATGATCTCTTATCAAAATCATTTCTCTGCACTTGCGCCACTCTTTTGATTTGTAAAATGGTTTGACCTTTTTCATAATCAAGTTCGATTGAATGCACTTGGATGAACTCTCAACTGTTCAACCGCAAGTGCAATGATGCTAGCAGCTGAGCACTCCTTATCATTAACCACAAGCTTCACTGCTTCTGATCTACTTATGATGATAGGTTTGATCTCATATCGTTCTCTTGTCCACTCACTTAACTCATCGATGATCAATGGAGCAGGTTCGTTTACATCTACCGTTTCTCTGGCAGTAGAATCCTCGTCGTTAACCATTGCTCATCAACCTTTCTTTTTGAGCGATATCAATCCAGTGATAGTGGTACATCTTAATTTCGCCTAGAGTTTTTTGACTGAGGTATGTCTCACTGTAAGGCACGATCACATCTCCGAATCTTCGATAATATTTAAAAGTACTTTTAATTCCCTCAAAACCTTTAAAGTGTGGATACTCTGCTTGTGCCATATACTTATAGATAACTCTATTTGTTAATCGTCTATAGCCATGGAAGAACATCCATATTCGCTTTCTTAGTTCCAACTCAATCCCTCCTCTATTTTTAGGCAACAAAAAAAGCCCAGCACTCAGCAGCCGTTTAATTGGCGTGCTGAACACTGGGCCTCTAGGGTCTCTGGTTCATCTAACACTGTCTAAGCAATGTTTATCTGATGTATCTTCAATGATTGCATTGTCATACATTGAGCAACGTTGTCTCCCACTGTCATTGTGAAGTTGGTTGCATTCCCAACAAGTAGATGCATCTCCAACATTCTTCTTAATTACCTCTAAGCCGTTGCTCCTATAAAATGTGTAGAGTTGTTCATCAACTTCATCCGTATCCAGCATGTTTGTTATCTCAGTTGGTACATTGAACTCATTCATTACCTTGCATCTCGTACATACAATTTCTGCTCTGCCCTCTATTTTACCAAGAAGCTTATTGCATTTGCTACATCTAAATTCCTTTAGCATTTATCCACCTCTTCATAAAATACATCTGCACCAAGGTTTATAAATCCCTTAATTCGAGGATGACTAGCCATTAGATTAGTTTCATACTCTCCAAGGAAAACAATAGCCATCCTCCAAGCACATAGACCATCTAACATGTATTCATTCCTACTCACAAACCTAACTCTAGCATCTTTTGGATACTTATCTCTTACATATCCCCACAGGAACGCAGCTTGTCTCCAATCCTTTGCAATAACAAGAATATAGCTATACTGTTTATCATTTTTAATCATTAGTGCCTGTTTGTTCAAGCATTCCCTAGCCTTGTTAACTGTTAGATTTCCGCTGTAAACATCACTAGTAAACTCCCCAAAATCAACGATATCGTTACTCACTGTTAGCACCATCCTCTAATGCACTAAGAATCTGTTTCAATTCTCGTCTCACAGTAGATTCATAATCAGGAATGCCATTACTTTTTATAACCCGATCAGTTCTAATATTCATTTTAAATTCAGCATGTGTAGTTCTACCCTGTATTACACATTCAATCTTAACTCCATGCACAACCGAAGAAAATGTAGCTCCATCACAGTAAATAGTACCTTGGTCTAATGCAATTTCTTTGATTAATATCTGCATATTATCACCCCTTTTATATAGTCTCTTATGTACAAAAAAGCCGCCTAATGGCGACCAGTGTTGATTATTCAATAATAAGTTTTGTTGAATAGGTTAATCCACCTTGTGTATTTGCTACTTCTGTACTAGTTTGTGTGAATTTAGGTTTCCAATCAGGATCTTCTTTCAATTTTTGTTTATAGAACTCATTTACTCTTTTTTGTCCGCTTTCTAGCCATTTTTCTATTTCATTTTTATTATCAATCATTAAATCTTCACTTACATATCGGTGAGACTTGTTAATTAATGGGCTTCTGTCTTGATAATCACTCGCAGAATTTATTACCCTGAATAACTCTGGTTCTTTAGGGTATATACTTCCATCATCTAGTTTTAATAAGTAGTCTCCTAAAAATAGTTGTTCCCAACCCTCTGACGTTTTAATATCACACCAATTTACACCTAGTCCAACAAGACCATCTTTTATTGCATCAGTAAACCATTTAGGCGGTTGATACTCAGGAAACAAGCTAGTTTCCGTCGGAATTCCTATCCAGTAAAACTTACTGACAACTTTCTTGCCTTTGTGAAATTCGTCCATTTATATCACCTCACTAAGATAATATCATACTAGTTATGTACACCGCATTACTTAGGCTGCGGTATGCCCCTGTGATCCACTCTTTAATCGCTACAGTCACGATAAAGGAGGTTGATGTACCATGCAAGAGTGGAGTGTCTATATGATTAAGTAAGTTATACTAATTAAAAATGCCACCCCTAAGGATGGCTATATAAAAGGTTGTGGATAACTAATTTAAGATGTAGGATAACAACGTTTTTATGGCTATTCACCTGTTTTTACCCTACATCAGATATATACAGGAGCTTTGCACCACAATGTATATGGACTCTTTAGGTCAGTTAATGAGGTATCTTTACCTCTGTGGTGTCCTATATATTTATCACAATACTATTGTATCTCATTTATTTGCAAACAACCTGCCAATATCCTGCCAAATTACTGCCACTTTTTTTAATCTTCTTTGTAAACCTCTAGTCTCATGGCAAAAGCTAGTTGATAGATTGCTCTTGATTTACGTCTGTAGTAACTACGCTCTGATATGTGCAGTTCATTGTAAACGTTGTAGTCTGTTAACTCTTCGTTGCCAAGGTAGTAAAGCTCTATAATCTGTCTCTCTACCTTCTTTAAACCGCTTATAGCCCTCATTACACGATCATAGGATTGACGCAACCTTTGTTCGTTGTCTACGTTCCAGACAGCTATATCTTCCGCTGGCTTGCTTATAGCGTTGGTTCCTTGATGTTCTCTAGGTTCATAGTTAGGTGTGTTCTTTATTTCCTTTCTTACAAACCCCACTCTTTTATAAGTGTTGGCTCTTGCTAACTCCTGCTCTGTACGTTCCCATGTTTCTTTGCGGTCAATTTCCATGAGTGATAATTGGTAGGCATCTTTTTTCATTTATTCACCTCATTTGCACTTATTTTCATTATTTTGAATATAAAGTCGTTTATTTTGACCATTTATTTGTGTTTATCTACATCTTTTTGAGCTAACTTAGCAAATTTATATCTAAAATAGTTGGTTACCGCATCACTCAATATCAATGCAAGCATCACACCAAGTATAAAAGCTAACCATGGATGTTCTAATGCCCATTGCATCCGCTATTCCTCCAATCTCGTAAACTCGCTCTCGAATCGTCCTGCACTAATCTTGTATTTGTCCGTATCAAAGTTGATGTATCTATAGTGGATATCTCCGTCTATATCCTCATATAAGGCATATACTGTGTCACCGTCTACATCTGTGTAAAACTGGTTTATACGTCTCTTTAGATGGGTTCTGGTGACTTTGATACCGTCCTTATCAATAAACGTTTCTACGGCTTGTTGGTGCATCTTACCACCTCACAAGAAATCAAATATATCTGTCTGACCTTCCTTCACAAACTTACTCGAGTCTATTATTAATCCCTCGTCTAACCATGCTTTAGGTGCTTCCGTCTTGTGGTGATACCAAATAGCTTCCCCTGCCCTTGAATGGTTAGGATTAAGTTGTTCTGCCTTTTCTGTCCATACCCAATATGACTTTGCTTTTACTGTTTCATTCATCACCGCACTTCCTTTTCAACCTTTCTATTTCTCGGATAAGTGCTGGCACTAAATATGTTCCTGCATATTCTTTCTTCAATTCTTCCAACTCTTCTTTAGTCACTGTTTATCCCCTCCTATGGGAAAGAGGTTTTATACCTCTCTCTCCTTTGCTAATCTCTCGTCTCTTGCCCTCATGAGCATTGCTTTGTAATCACACATTACATGTGCAAGTTCACCATATTTGTCTAGCGTCCATTCATCTTCAAATATCACTCTACCGCAGTAAGGGCAATCTCCTACTAGTGATCCACTAGCCATGGGTATATCTCCTTTTATTTGTTATCCCTTAATCAATCTCCCGAATGGTTTTTTGCTCTGTAGGATACCGCTCAGCCATTTTTCTACGCCGACTAGGTGTATCCCATCCTTTAGGACGTGCTTGCGTCTCACCAATAACTTTCCACCCTGCCGCCTTTAGGCTTGTGCCTGACTCGCTTTTAAGTGTGTAAGTTATTAACCTGTGATAACCAATATTTTTAGCGGCTCGCCAAGCTGCAGCGTATAATTTGGAGCAAGCGTCCTTATAGCCATCTAAGACACATAATCTAACTACCTCTAGTGTCATGCCGTCATCGTTATGTCTTGCTACTGGTCTACCTACCATTGCAACGCCTATCAACTCATCATCACATGCTAGACCTATCCTAAACTTATCTCTATGCGGTGCTACATTGTGTCTGTGATGCTTATTAACAAAGGCTTGGGCTTCTGATAGTTCCAGTGGCACAAGATCATATTTCAATTTGCTTCCCCTCCTTGTTATCCCTTATCAAATATCAATAATTACCTTTGTATCATCTAGTGCGTAATATTTAGAAACTGATTCACTCTTAAAGGCATCATCTAAAATAGCTTGTATTTGGTTATAGTGTTCTTCCGTTAAGCATTCCATTGCTCTTTCGTACCACCCCTCATACATAGGAACGTTGTGTTCTTCATGTTCTACGTACAATTCCATCATGTATTTTGGGTCTGGATTCCATTCTTTTTTTGAACACAAGTACCATTCTTTGTTGCTCAGATCGTTACGATTCCTTTCATCTTCCAATGATTCTTTTAATTCAAGCGCCGTATATATACCGCCATCCATATAGCTTAATTGCACATCGTCCTGTAACAACGATAGTCTCACTTTTGGTTCGCTCATTTACATCAATCCTTTCTTGTTATCCCTTATAGGGGTTATGGAACAATTAATTCTCCTACCCAACCGCAATTACATAGGTAATTCCAACATTCTAAATCTTCATTTTCTAATTTTTTTAGTATCTTTCCAGTTTTAGCCGACCTAATTTGCTGATGTGCCACTTGTTCATGTATTTTTAATTGTTTATTTCCACAAACAGGACATTGTTCATAGTCAACCACTTGATCATCTTCCATTGCTCTGTACCTCCTGTAATGTTATGGGTTAGTCCAACTCTCTTAACATCTGGACTCGTTCCTCAATGCCTTTTAATATATTTTCTTTTGATGCAACACTATTAACAGGAATATTCAATATGGCGTGTAACCTACGCACTTCTGCATGAAGGTCAATTAGATTCTGACCTGTATAGCAATCGTTATTCACAAGTTCTTCTACTTCTTTGACACTCATATTGATTAAATCTTCGATGCTTTTTGCCACAAACATTTGTTCATTCATTCTGTTGTACCTCCATCAGCGTATATACGCTGCTTCTGATATTTGACGTGAGGACGCTTGTAGTAACCTAGATACAGCCCAAGAGTCGATTCCGCAATCACTTGTATAATGATCTATTAGACCCATTACTTTCATTGCATTACTTACATACAATTCGTCGTTATCCGCTATAGCCTTTGCTTGGGCTTCTCTGGAATTAGCTAAGTTGGCTGTGTAAGAGTAAAAAATATCATTCTTATACTTTTCAACATCCCGACC